CGGCGCGAACAACCTGGGACTTTTTTTCAAGATTTATCACAGAACCTACTACACTGTGTGTATATGTATACATATGTATGTATGTATGTATGTATGTATGTATGTATAATATTTATTATCTATTCTCTATGTATTGTTTTATATTATAATATATAATTCTTGCTACCCAATTAAAAAATTCATCTTTTGAGAGTGCTCTTTTGGAAAGATTACATAATTTACAACAAGAAACCACATTCTCTTTTATATATCCTATTGTATTATCAACACGATCTATACCGTTATATTTAGATCCATCACCTAACAAACTATACCCCTCACAACCACAATAATAACACCGATGTAATATTAGATTGGTAAATTGTTTTTTAGATAAATTAAATACATAACCTCTTTTTTCTGCACTTTTTTTATATTGATTATATTTTTGTTCTATAAAACGATCTTTTTTCTTTTGTTTTTTATATTTTCTATCTTCATTTGATTCACGTCTAGTGCATATGCCGCAACTAGTGCTTCCACCAACACGTAAATTATGTCCTCTTATTTTCTTCTCTACCCCACAATCACATTTAACAATGTATAATAGATTGCCGTTTTTTGTTTTTTCATATCCTACTACCTCTATTCTACCGTTACGATATCCTATTTCTTTTCTGTTATATCGGTTGTTTTTATTACAACCACAACTTTTAGTTTTACCTCTAAGAATAGATCCAAGTCTTATTTCTTTTTCGTTACCACAATCGCATTTACATAAAGCAATATGTTTTGTTTTCTTTTTATAAACAGACTTAATTATTAGCATTTCATATTTTTTATTAATATACCTTAGTTTACAACTACAATCTTTTTTTCTGCCTCTTCTTAAATCTGTACCAGTAGATATCGTCTCTTTACTGCAATATACACACCTAAGTAAATATTTTACATCACCACTTGCATTCTTACCAATTTCTTTTACTACTTTTTTATCACCATATTGTTTGCCTGTTTCTTCTTTTTTATGTAAACAACCACAACTTCGAACCATTCTTCTTTTTAAATCTGTTAATCTAACAATTTTATGATTACCGCAATCACACAAACATAAAACAGTCTTATGACCAGTATAATTTAAATATAATTCTTCTATAATAGTTAACTTTCCAAAATTTTTATTTATCATGTTACTTATTTATTAGGCCAATAGGGACTATAATTGATTTTAATCTGTGTAACCTCATCTTCTTCATCTTCTTGTACAGTCTTGTTTATATCTTCTTCTATTTTATACGATGTACATTTATTTTGTTTATTCCAAGCCTTATTCTGTTTGCCTTTACATGAACATGCTTCGTTGAAACAAACCTCGCAACAGGTTTTCTTTTGTTTTATTTCTATCATTCTTTATCTGGGCACTCTTTCTTCATAGCTTTAGTACTTATTTCATTTCTTAAATAAACAAGACCACAAGCACAACAATAACTATAACTTATCTTTTTTCCTAGTGGTCTAGTCTTATGACTCTTATGTATTCTTCTTTTCACTAAAAATTCTTTCTACCATGCTTATAAGGTCTATTTTTATTGTATTCCATTTTTCTTTTAATAGCTTCTTCAAATTCTGGTCCTAATCCAAGACTTCCAACAGTGTCACAAATACGAATAATACAATCTGCTAACTCAACAAGAAATCCTTCCGGTTTACCGTCATTAGCAAGATATAATTGAATTTCACCATCACGTAATTCATCTAATGCCTCACTAAGCTCTTGATGCATTAAAGCAAGAGAATTACCTAAATAATATTTATCTGTTGGTATTATTCCATCATAGAAACCTTTTTCAACAGATCTACTGTGTGCCTCAATAATAAGATTTTTTATTGTTATATCTGACATGTTTTCTCCTTTTATCTGTCAACTTGTATTTTATAGTGCCAAGTAATACCTCGTTTTTCAGACACACCAAAAGTCACCTGGCAAGGTGCGTTTCCCATTCCCATTTTCTTAATTGCGTACTGATCATCAGATTTCAACGATCCGTTAGTAAGAAACTCAATACCACTGAAATCAAACCGATTTACAGTATGAAAATGACCTGTACAAAAATAATTAAAAGGTGCGCTAGTAAGCATTCTTAAAGCTTTTTCTTTATCTAAACTACCATCAACAAGACTGTTTATTATATCTGGCAACAAGTCTCTTTTCATACTCTCAATTGATCTCATCCTTAATGCTCTAGTAGTCATACCATAAAAAGGAATAGTCAAATGAATAGGGATCATATCACCATGAATAATTAAAAAATAATGTCCTTTTATTTCAACTATTTTATATATACTTTCGTGTTCGATATCTATAATAACGTTTTTAACGTTTTCCATTTTTATCTTTACTATAGACATTGCAATAGTATCCCAATTTGTAGAATAAGCACTTTCTTTACCTGCAGGTGAACCATGATTTCCAGGTACACAATGAACATAAACAGTACGATAGTTACAAGCCATATTAGATAAAAATCCTACCATAGATGGGACAAAATGTTCAAAAATTTGATAATATACAGGACACTCAAATTCATCAGAATTAACATTCTTGCCTATTTTTTCACCATTAACTAAATCTCCAAGAGAAAAAACATGAAGATCACGTACAGGATAAAGTTTATCATGTAAACTATGTATTTTTAATGTTCCTAAAGTTAAATTTTCTATCCTCTGTTTACAAATATCTGAACTAAAAGACTTTGTTTTTACTCCAAAATGAATATCACTAAAAAGAATAACTTGTGCTTCTTCTTTCTCTTTTTTTGTTATACGTTTAAATTTTGGGATAGAAACTATTTTAGGTAATATTTCAATTGGTTTTTCATTTTTTATCTTTTTCCAAATAGCTTCTGCTAATAATTCTTCTTTTGTTTTCTTTTGTTCCTGTATTTCTAAAGGATTATATGTCTCTACTTTTTTTATACGTCCAAAAGGTTTTTTAGGTAAAATACCATTATCAACTAGATTTTTTAATACCGCTACAGTTGTATTGCAATTTTCAGCTACTTCTTTTCTTGTTGTATCTATTCTATTCCATTCTTGTAAAAGACTTTGCCATGTAAGACTTTTTTCTTTTTTTGCTTCTTTAAAATCTTTACTGGTTAACATCTATTTTAATCTCCTTGCACGATCACTCATATATCTAGACATAGTACTTTTCCATGTTTTAGCACCGACATCTTTTTTTAGAATTTGATCATTTGTGTGTTGCATCCAGGGTCTTTTCTTTTGCCGTGGGATATCACCAATAGCATGTATAAGCTGTAATCTAGCTGCACGTCCACCGACAAATTTATAAATACCTTGTCTAATGTTTGTCTCTTTTTGAAGAAAAAATAAACCTTTATACTTCTTACGCCGCAACACTGCTAGCATTTCTGCATTTCTTTTCGGTTTACTTTTAAAATTCTTTCTAAAAATAACTTGATTAGATCTCTTCAATCTAAGCTTAGGAGAAACTCTCTTTTGAAGGGCACCACGTCTGGATTGGATAGTAGGTGCTCTGTCTGTCTTAGTACGTCCAAACTCCTGCTCTACAAGGCCGGTAAATCTCTCTCGTTCTATCATACCATATTGTGAAACTAACCGCCCTCTAGTGGACTTCTCATAACGTAGTGACCTAGATATGAACGAACGTGAACGCAGTGTCATATCTTTTGAAATTTGATCTGGTGCCAGTTGTTTACCTTGATATGCCATCTTAGTTAAAGTAACTGGCACTGCAGATCTTATCGAACCTTTTAACGCCTTTGAAAAAGCTTTTGCCGTTGTATTAATTGTTGCCATATTTACCATTCAAAATGTAATTCAGCATATTCATTAGCATATTCTAATGGAATACAAAAACCTTTACTTGTAGGAGTAGAATTAGGAATAAATAACCAATCTGGTTTTTCTTTATGTAATCTTATTAATGTCTTTTTAGAAAAAATCCAAAAATCTTTTTCATCGCCGATACCAAATAACCAACAATTATCATTCCTATAAATACCACTTAAAATATAAAATTCATTTAATGGGTGCGATTTTTCATGTGTTTCAATATATAAACGATTTGTTTCCCTAAAAATCTTATCATTTTTTATTTCTAATCCTAAAAGATTCTCCATATATCTTTGATATTTTTTAGAACCAATATTTTGAATAATAATTCCAACAGTACATAATTTAAAACAAATATAATCCTGAAATTCTAAAGAATTTTCAAGCTGTAATTTATATATTTTATTATAATCCGATTCGCTCATTTCCATATCTATCCCATCCATCTACATCAGCCCTAGAAAACAATTCAATTCGTGGACCATGCGGATATAACATATCAATAATAGCTCTAAATTCTTTTGGTTTCTCAGAATGTTCTTTTGTTTTTTTAATTTCAATAACCGAATTTATTCTCTCATCTATATCCGGTTGACATGAACCTTTAACACAAACCAATAAAATTTCATGTTGAACACTATTATAATATCCCCAATTATGAGAAAGTTTATTCCATATAAATGAAGTTTTATATTTAAAACCCCAAGAATTTATAACATCAAAAGCATCTTCTAACATAGGACTTGTAGTCCATAAAAACAATACTGAATCTTTTAAACTAATAGAATCTACATCTAATTTACAAATCTCCTCAAGAGGCATTGTTTCATAATGTTTAGCTGCATGACCGTAATTTTCTGTGTTGCCACTATTACTGTATTCCCAGGGTGGATCAGCATAAATAACACGATATTTACCTGTGGGCCATTCTGTTTTTTCCAGTTTCTCAATTCTATCTTTTTTCTTTTTCTTAGCTCTATCTGCCCTTATTTCTTTTGCTGCAGCAAGTATTTCTTTTTCACCTTTTGCAACTATTTCATTTTGCTGTTCTTTCGGGAGCTGCGCTACCTCGGATGCCGTTGACACAGCTACCTTCCCATCCTCAACCATTTTTACAAGATCTGGTGTGCCTTTAGTGTTTACCTGTCGAGCACGCTGCACAGATGGGACACTTACATTCATCATAGTGGCAGCTTGATCTTGGGTAGATACATCAATTGAGGTATCTACCCGATCACTTCTAACACCACGAGGTAAACCAGCTATTTTATCCGCTATCAGTGACCTTTGGCTTTCGTTCAAGTGGCGACGGTGTAGATTCATACGTACTACAAAAGAAAGTGGATCATCACCAAATGCAGTAGTAAAAAAATCTATTTTTGGTTCAATATTTAATAATTCACAGGCTTTAAATCTGTTTCTACCATCTAATATTTTTCCTTGATATAAAATAATTGGTAAATCTAATCCATTATTTTCTATACTTTTTATTAATTCATTAAAAGTAACATCATCCATCATAGGAAAAAGATTTGCTATTTCATGAAATTCATATTTTTTCATTTTATTTTATCCAAACAACACTCTTGAATATCTCTTAAAAAGATCTTCTATTCCACTAATCACACTCTTCATTATTGGATGACAATTAGGTTTTGTCCGAAGCGTAAATATGTGTTTCCATTCTCTCAGATTACAACCTATCACAATTTCAGCTTTTAGTCCAATTGGAAGTACTGACCGTGCGATTTGTGCAGGTACACCTTCATTAATAAGGCGTAGATAATATCGCTCTGAACGCTGCATTGCCCTTTTCCACCAAAATTCTTGGTGTTCAGTTAAACCAGGTTGTTCAATGACAGTAATAGTTTCTCCAAACTTACCTTTTGAATAGTTACACCAACGTGTACTCTCTTGGGCAAAAGACGCCAGCCGATGTCTCACCAATTCATGTGTAAAACCTCGGTCTGCTACAATAAAGACTACAGCATACCCAAACTCTAACATAGCATGATGACCGTTTTTTTGAAGCATTCTGATAAATTCATTTGCAGAATTCGATCCGCTAGAACCAGGACTCGATTGATAACAGACCCGGCCTATTCTCTCAATTAGTGCCTCTATATTTTCACCGGAGTCAGGTTCAAAAAATACAACGTCTTTTATATAAGGTTTTATTATATTCATTATATCCTTTCTATTCAGAAATTAATTTCCAAAGTATTTTTATACTACATTCATACGGGACCAAATGCAACAATTTTAAAGCCCTTAAAATGCCAGTGACACCTCAAAAAGTCGAAAAAATAACAAATTTCAAAACAATTTCAAATATTTACTAATGTAGCCAAAGAATAGCCCAATTTCAGCCGAGAGATATTTCTGGGGTGTTTGATGTACCATACATAATAATACATATAGCATAAAACACACACCACCAACATCCCAGAAATTAGTTTTGGAGTCAAATGACACTATTCTTTGGCTACCAATTTATCTGTTTGAAATTATTGAAAAATTCCTTAAATCTATGATTTTTTGAGGTGTCACTAAGGCCAATTTTTGGTGATCAGAAGTTGTGTAATTTTTCAGTAAAGATAAAACAGCTATAATTCTTAAATTTAATAAAAATAAGGATTTTAAACTTTTTATTTTTACTGTAATTTTTACACTTTTATTGAATTTGACTATTTTAAAAGAGGTGTCATAGTAAATCCCATGAAAGATTTCGTTTATTTTATAAATAGGGCTTTTAGTCGTTGGACAATCAACAAGATTAATGACTGGATACTTGACTCAAATTCTCAGTCTATAGTTGTTAAAGGCATAAATGGTGCCGAGTATACATTTGATAAAGATGAATTTGATTCAAAATTTTTGAAAAAAAGATCAGAAGTAATTTTGAGAATGAGAGAAAAGAAAAGAAAAGTGGAGGAAAACAAAAAGAAAAAAGTTGAGGAAAACAAAAAGAAAAGAGCAGAAGAAAACAAAAAGAGACATAAAATAGAAAAAGAAAATGAGAAAATAATAGAACCAACACGAAAACTTTTTACAATTTTAGTAAAGAAATTACTATCAAAAAAACAAACAAATGAAATAAAACAGATTATAAAAACACTTCGTCAACTCAGAGGTGGTGAAGAAATAGATACCTTCTGGTTGCGTCCGACTATGACAATGCTTTTGTCAGAATATCCCGATTTAGATTTAGACAAATTGCACAGATTTTGTGTGCCGTCGCTGACAGATCCCTGGACAATATAAAAAACCCCGTCCAGAAAAACCCTAGAAAACCTGGACGGGGCGAAAAGGAGCACACAGAAAGAGGAGGCACTCTATTAATGTCTACCAAAAAATATTTCTTGAGTCAACTACAATTGCGTGCTACTGTGCAATGATATGCATTTTTGTATATTCGCGCACACAGAAGATAACCAGCCAAAACCTCAAGAAAAACCATGGAAATGGCTGGCTATGAGCCTGACAAAACACCGTGAAACATCGGTAGATAAGAATGCACCGGGACGGGTAGAGATCCCACTTCTGTCTTTTGTCACTTACAAGCCTGGTACGCTGCGAGCAAAATACAATGTACAGACTGTAAACGCAGCAGCGTTGGACATAGATTATATAACATCTGAAGAATGGAATTCTATACAACGAATTTTAGAACAGAACGAGATATCCTCTTTTTGGTACACCACTTTTAGTCATCAACTACACGATCGACCAGACAATTTCAAGCTACGTCTATGCCTAGAACTGTCCAGGCCAGTTACAGGTCAAGAATGGGCTCAAATTTTTCCATTTTTTAAAGAGCATTTTCAAGCGGATTCAAATGCAAGTGATGCAAGTCGAATGTTTTTCGGTCCCTTTATACCGTCGGGTACACAGCACTTGCACTTTTCTGGTATTCAAGAAGGTTCACCTTTTGACGTAGACAATTTACTTAAAGTGCAAAAACGTCCACCTACAGTGGTCGATCTACCACCAGAACCATCCATAACTGTCACAAAAGAAATGCTTACCAAACTGTCAGCAGATTTAAAACGCCGGTCTGACACGTACTCACAGCTGGCAAGCAGTATGATAAGACACTTGCGTGATGGTGAAAAGTTTACAGAAGAAGGTCACAGGGATGAAGCTGTTTTTCGTTATATAATTTCTTCAATAGTAAAAAAATGGCCTAATTTGAATACTACTGAACTAACAGCACTTGCAACACCATCATTAGAATTAAATGGTGGTGTGACTCCTGATCAATTTACATATAAAGTTGAACGTGCTAAACAAGAACGGCAAAAATACTTAGAAGATAACTACTTAAAACAAAAACAAAAACATGAAAATTCAATTGCAAAAACCAACACAAATAGACAACTTGTGGGAATGGATGCATATTATATAAATGACACCTTACCAGTAATAACGGCAACGACTTTTGCAAATAAAGAACTTGATATCCCGATCGGACAAGCAAAAATAGTGCAACATCAATCTGATTTTTATTTTTGGTGTAATGGCACTTATCATGGTCCTGTACAGAAAACAGCTTTTATACAAGCTGCAATTAAATATTTATCACCTTTTGAGGAAATAGAAGTTGAACTTTTTGATAGTTTTGGAAACCTTAAAGAAATTAATTTAGAAAACTTTTTATCACAGCACAGTACTTTTGTAAAAGAAGTGGTTTTTGCGCTGGGAAGTAACCAAACCGCATTAACAAAAGATGCACTGGTACTGCCTTATTATCCGCCTTTGACACAACCGCTTGAATATTCTTGGAGGGTTGACCATTGGATCAAGTTCCTGTTTAGCGGCAAGTCTGAGCCATCTGAGAGAGGATGGGAACGTGTTAAGTGGGCTTGGAAATGGTTATGTCATTACCAGGATCACAATGTTCTTTTGCCGGCCATACTCCTTGTAGGTGCTACTGGTGCCGGCAAGGGGTTATTTGCCGAGTGGTTATCACAAGCCTATGAAATACCTGCTAATGTAGTGTCACTCAATCTATTGTATAATAGTGGCACTGAAAATGATGTGTATCCGGTTATGGTAGCAGATGAGGAATTCCCGGACTGCAGTTCAGCGCAACTTAGAGAAGGTATAACAGCACGCAACCATATTCTGAAGAAAAAGTACCAGAATATACGCAGAGTAACCGGGTACATACGGCACATTTTAATTCTAAATGACGCTGATCGAATTAAGACTTTTGATGTCGGCGTAGAAGCACAACGTGCTACAGCTGAACGTTTTATGTACGTCAATGTAACAGAGAAGTGCCGCGAATATCTAGAGGCACTCGTAAAAGGGAATGAGCTGTTACAACCGGGCGAGCTGCAAAAGCATATTGCATGGTTAAGGGAACAAAACCTGTATAATAGACTTGATCCCGGCCGTTTTGGTGTAGCAGTACCAGAAGACAACCAAGCCTTTTATGAGACGTTTTACCGACAGAAAAACAGATTTGCAGTGTTGAATGTAATCTGTGATTTTATATGTCGAGATAGCTATCCTATAGGCATGATCGAAAGATATGGTAAATGGCCTATTGAAGTGACAGAAACAGGTGAAGTAAAGATTCGATCTGCACCTTTTGCAGCATACTGTGAAGATAAACTTGAAAACCGATCTAAGGCGTCATTGGGTCAAGTGGTAAAGTCCATATCAGAACCAGTAAGAACGGCAAAAGAACGGTATTGGCGCCTGCAGAAAACCCACATTTATAGGTGGGCAGAAATAGCGATGGAATATTCTGATGAAGAGATCAAGGATGGTTTAAATACCACGACCGAATCAAAAGTTGACTCGGCCGTGGTAATAGAAAAAGAGAAGTGGATTAATTAGTCATTAAGCCAACCAAGCAATTCATGTACTAGATTATTTATATTACGTCTTAACACTACCAATTATTAATTGGTTTCTCGCGGATCTCGTAAGTGTCAAAAATTCGCCCGTTGCGCTGCATGTCTTGCACTGGCTCAGCTTCAATGTCCTGTGGACCTCTCACATACCCACAACCACATTGTGGCATTCCGTTATGTGGACACAGTGTCTTGACGCGTCTCATTTGACTATGAGTCAGCGTAGCCGTAGGGGTAGTGACTCTCAATGTAATTGACGTTCCGTGAAAGTTGTTTCTTAGTTCGATTTTCATTTTTATTGCCTCCTTGTTCTTAAGTTATAGCAGTTTAAAACTACTTTGCAACTTTTTAAAACAAAAAAGTGATTAAAACTTTTGTCTTAACCACTTTTTGTTCTTTTTGTAGGTTTTGTCTTATGTTTTACTGAAAAACCTCTTAACAGCACTCTCTTCTTGTATGTTTTTCACTTCCGTAACTATTAGCATATTTGCAAATGATTCCCCACTTGTCATTAGCAATTTGATCCATCACCCATTTTTCTTCTATGACCAATTCATAGATTTCCTTAGATAATTTGACATTATCTTCTATTTTATAAGCAACATGAAACAGCTCATGTAATAATTTGTTTAATTTTTGCCTTCTTTCAAGTGGTGTCATTGTCTTTCTCTCTCCTTTTGTGTCCATATTTATTATTATTACATTTTAAAAACGTTTTGCAACTTTTTAAAACAAAAAAGTGATTAAAACTTTTGTCTTAACCACTTTTTGTTCTTTTTTGTAGGTTTTTGTCTTACACTTTACTGAAAAATCCCTTAACAGCGTTTTCAAGTCCCTCTGCTGCCTGGACAAGCTGCATAACATCCGCTTGTTGAGTTGAGTCTGTGTCAAGCCATAGCCTTTTTAGGTTGCGCTGTACTTTTTTAAGGTCTTCACAGACCATAACTTCGCGTGATCGTCTTGGTTTTTGTACTTTTTCTTCACTCATAGTTGAATTCTCCTTGTCTGTTGTCTTGGGTTTTGGTTGTATAGGTTTCGCCATCTTGTTCAGTCCCTTCTGGACAGCTACACTGCCCTTCATAAAGTTTTTCAATTTCAGTAACAATTAAATCATACAGTGCTTTTGCATTTCTAGAATGTTTTTCACTCCTGTAGTGTTTAATTGCCTCCAAAAGTTTTTGTTTTTTATCCATGTCTTTTTTCTTAGCATGGGAAAAACATGTTGCAAGGGAAATTTTTATCTGCTAGGTTTTAATATCGTGAAAAAAGAATATAGAAAGGTGGTGAAAAATGTGTTCCCTGGGCTAGAAAAGGAACTATGTTTTTAAATAATACTGCACAATATGATCGGGAGTTTAAATGTGTCGCAACTCCCGATCATTATTAAAAGGAGCAAAAATCATGTCAAAAATATTAGATGAGGTTTGGGTAGCATATGGAAAAAGTAAATCAGAAAAACCAGATATTGAATTTGGTTATTATGCACTTTCGACTACAAGATATGGTGCAAGATTAAAATTTGAAGAAAATTATTCTTTTGCAGTTATAACAGAAATAGTAAGGTACAAAAAAGATGACAACCAATTGGCATAAACGTTTTTTTGAGCTTGCTCTATATATTGCCGAGTGGTCGAAATATCCCGGTCGTCATGTAGGCGCAGTGATTGTTGATGATCATCATACGGTTGTTTCTATGGGTTATAATGGATCACCACGGGGCTGTGATGACAGAGATCAGAGTAAATATGCGATCCCGGTGAAATACTTTTTTGCCGAACACGCAGAACGCAATGCAATCTATAACGCACAACGATCACTTAGGGGTTGTCAGATTTATACAACACTGTTCCCTTGCGCTGACTGTGCTAGGGGAATAATTCAGTCAGGTATATGTGCAGTGTATACCAAACGGCCTGATATGACTGACAAAGATTTTGGCCCACATTTTAAAGCCGCATTAAAAATGTTTGACGAATGTGGTGTTAAGGTGTACTATTTAGATGATCGTGGATTTATCATAAATAAGGATTAAGATAATGAAATATGATAAAAAACAGAAAGTCGCAATCTTCTCACTTCTTTCAATAGGTTACGTAGTTAATAATCGACATGGAGTTATATCTGTAGCGGCGTGTTTAAATACACTTGGTTTTGAAGTTGCCGACCTTGCCGAAATATACCATGATTCATCAATAACAGAGTATTTAGAAGAGAAAATAGATGAAATAGTAGATGATTTAGGTGATGAATCAGAAAAATTTTTAGTGGGTAGAACTGATGGATCTCAAAATTAATGAACCTTATTATAAAGGCAATGATCATTTTCTTATTATAAGAGAAGACAAGTATAGTTATTATATACTTGATAGTATAGCTTTAGAAATGTTAGAAGAATTTGATGAACTAGAACCCTTATTTGAAATAGAAAAAACCTTTGATAGTGAGTGGCATTTAAAACAATTTTTAACAGAACAAGGAGTGCAATTATGAAAAAAACATTAACAAGAAATAAGAAATTATATTGGGGTTACCTGACCGGTATCCTGGGTTACCTGACCGGTATCCGGGGTGACCTGACCGGTGTCCGGGGTGACCTGACCGGTGTCCGGGGTGACCTGACCAATGTCTGGGGTTACCTGACCGATATCCGGGGTGACCTGACCGGTGTTTGGGGTAACCTGACCGGTGTCCGGGGTGATCTGACTGGTATCCAGGGTGACCTAGATGATTGTGAAATTACATATGAGGACCGGGAAAAAGGTATAGATATTAAAGACCTAATCCAAGAGTAAGAGCTGTGTCATATATAGAAAACCCTAAAACAAAAGGTAGTGGTATCTATTGTGCAATACCACAAGATTATAAACCGTGTTCACGTAATTGTAAGGACTGTTTTTTTCAGAACGGCCGATCATATTTAGAACCACTTGTAGAAAACTTGCCGAATATTCCACCTAAAGAGATCATAGACAACTTTGTGATTAGAGTGAACGACGGACTAGATAGTGGTCAGGATATAGATCGGGTAATTGAAGTAACTAAGAACTGGCCTAATAAGTTTTATAATACGACAAACATAGCAGCATTAGAGTATTTACCTAGTCCTACCGTTTTGACTATTAATCCCGGTAATTTCACAGATGAAAGGTTTCATTTTCCTTACCAATCTAGTTATAAACCAATGGCTGTCCGTTTCCGAGCTAATATGTGGAATCAGAAATTACTCAAATTAGCTGTAGAGTATTGGACTAGTCAGGATGTACCTGTAATAATAACCTTTATGCGGTATTATGAAAAACCAAAAGAGATCGATAGTTGTCTTGATTGTTATGACTATAAGGATCATATTCTAAACCCATCTTGGTCAATAAACATAAATGGTTGGGAAAACATTATGTGGGATTATGCAGGATGTAATTCATTAGTGTTTGCTTGTGGCGCCGGTCCTGACAAACCATTATGTAAAGATTGTGGTGTATGCCTACAGCTTTATTGGAGATCAAAGGATGAGCGGAAAAATAAAAACCTTTGAAAAAAAGATCAGTGAAATACGGCAACTTATTCAAGAAGCTGAAACCGAACTTTCACGGCTAAAAAGTTTGACAGATCTTCATGTTGAATATAAGAAACTAAAAGAAAAGTATAATTTTTTGCGTGATAAACTTAACCTTCTTGAACGTATGTTTTCAATGGAGTCTGATCCTGAATCACAGCAAATAGTTGTGACGGTAAAACGGATTAAATATGAAATAGATTCACCAGTAGAAATACAACATCGGGAACAGAGAAGAGAACAAAAGAAAGAACAAAAGAAAGAACAAAGGAGCCAACAAAATGCCAAACCTAAGGGAGAAAAGCAAAAGCCGTAAATGGCGTGTTTTTGTCATCTGTCTAGCTGCAGGTGTTGCCGGTCAAGTAATTGTTAAGGGACTGTCAAATTGCCCGTGGTTTTTTAATGCTAAGGTACGAACTGGAGATATCATGACATTTGTTAATGACGCTGTTAAAGAATATCAGAAAAAATGGGAGTGGGAAGAAGGTGAGCATTATGAACTTTGAAATTTTCATAGCCGGATTTTCATTTGGTATAATTGTCACAGTCGTTTTATTTTATTGTATTTGGTTTATTACAAGGTAGGTAGTATGATTATTTTTCAAAACCTCAAAGGAAAAACCCTAGATTTAGAAAACCTTCAACCAGATGATATTGATATTAATGAAATAGCTCATTCTTTATCAATGCAATGTCGTTACAATGGTATGATTCCAGAATTCTATTCTATAGCTCAACATTGTATTATAGTTGCAAATATGATCTTTTATTCTACCAAAAGAAAAGATCTTGCATTATGTGGTCTTCTTCATGATGCAGCAGAAGCATATATCGGTGATATAATAAGTCCAGTTAAGAATACTATATCGAGCATAAAAATGCTTGAAAGTATTGTCTTGGAACCAATACTTAAAAAAGAAGGCTTACACATACATGATTTATATTTGCAATCTATAGATCTAATACATGAATATGATGTACTTTGTCTCGATTTTGAAATGAAATATTTTTATGAAAACGCACCAAAACTTTTTGATACATATCCACTAGATCAACCAGAAGCCAAGCTATCGTTTTTGAACACATATTTCTTTTATAAAGGATAATATGCAAGAAAAACTTACAAGAAAAGGAATACTTGAGTTTTCACTACCAGAAGAAAATTGCTCTTTTAAAATAGCTGTATATAGTATGGACTATGCAATAGTGTGGAATGATTTAAAAAACAGGTTACGATATATTTTGAAATATGAAGACTGGCATAGTGAAGAATATTATAAAGCATGTGCTGAGATACAACAAATAATATTCAACCTAGATAATGATTATCAACTACCAGAATTGGAGTAAAAATGAGAGACTACACAGCCAAACACGATCAAGGCAAAATTGACTGGGCGCTCCTACCATGGAAAATAATAGAGCGATCCGCTAAAATAATGACTGATGTGATCCGCCCAAAAGAAGAAGGTGGTGAAGGTTATGGTAGAGCATCGTGGCGTACTGTACCTGGTGGATTTTTCCGCTATTGGGCAGCTATGCAACGGCATATATTTGAAAGGTTTGTACTTGGTGAAGTACTTGATAAAAAGTCAGGTGAACCACATACGGCACACATAATTTGTAACGCAGCATTTGTTGGTGAGATGGATCTTGAATATGCAGAAGAATGTAAGAAAACAGAAGGGACAAGAAACGAGCTATCAATAGAACAATTCAATAACTTTTTTGATCCAGATATTTTTGATGAACCTGAAGATGTTGAAGAAAAACAACAAGAAACGTTTTGGAGATATGGAACACCACCAGGAAACAGAAAAGTATTATTTCAATTTAGTGATGAAGAATGTGTATATACAGAAATAGGAGAAACAGATAATCGTCAAATATGGTATAATGATGGTGTAGATGTTATAAAATTAGAAGATATAAATAGGTGGGCTTATCTCCATGAAGTAATTGCAATGTTAACATCAAAACACAAATAGGAATAGTTATGCGAAAAAGAAAACCTAAATCTCAAAAAAGGGCTGAACGTATACATCGACGCGCAACCACATTAGAAATAGAAGAAATAATAGAAGGGAACATTTCAGAAAAAGCTGCATTAAGTATACACAAACAACGTGTAAAAGAATGGTTCGGAGGGCAAAACAATGTTAAACTTTAATCAGTGTCTAACATTGCTTTTTGTATATTTAAAAGTAGCATATGGTCTTGAGTGGTCTTGGTGGTTAGTATTTCTACCTTTGAATATTGATCTATTATTAAAAACTATAATTTGGACTTGTAAAAGGTATTTATGAGTTATAGCCTAATACACGGTGATTGCCGAGAAGTCCTGCAACAGTTTAAGGATAATACCATTGACGCGCTGGGAACAGATCCGCCATACGGTTTATCTTTCATGAATAGATCATGGGATAAAGAGATCCCTGGACCAGATTATTGGGCAGAGATATTGCGTGTTATGAAACCAGGCGCATATGGGGTAGTTATGGGTGGTTCTAGAACCCATCACCGACTTGGTTGTGTTTTGGAAGACTCTGATTTTGAGATTAGGGATTGTATAATGTGGATATACGGTTCAGGTTTTCCAAAGTCTCAAAATGTAGCACTTATGATCGATAAGCACGCTGGACATAAAAATCGAGGTAGGGCAATACCAACGGCTAGTACGTATCAGGCTTGTGACATAGACCGACAAAACAAACTTGAAAGTAACGTTGTAGGTAAATACCAACCAATTGAAGACTTAGCAAAAGAGTGGGATGACTATGGTACGAATATTAAGCCGGCGTATGAGCCTATTTTCCTTATACGTAAACCTCTAATAGGAACTGTAGCCCAGAACATAATTGAATATGGTGTAGGAGCATTAAATATAGATGCTTGCCGCATAGGGACAGAAACAGTACCTTCAAACCTTTTTACAGATGGTGCTAAACCTTTTGGAAATGGCGCCGGTCATGAATATGAAACTGTAGTACAACAAGGTCGTTTCCCTGCTAATGTTTGTCATGATGGTAGTGATGAAGTTTTAGAATTATTTCCAGAAGTAAAAACAAAAGAGAGAATAACCAAATGTACCAGATCAGATAATGAAATATATGGAAAAGCAAATTCAATAACAGATTATTATATAATTGGTGGTAATCCTGCAAGGTTTTTCTATTGTTCAAAAGCTTCCCAAAAAGAACGTGAGGCCGGCCTTCATGAACGCGATCCGATTAATGTTACAGATGGTCGAAACAAACCAACAGATAACCCCTATCAGAGAGGTAAAACCCAGCGCCGAAATACCCACACTACAGTCAAACCGATCTCACTATGTAGATGGTTATCTCGTCTCATATGTCCCATAAATGGCACATTACTTGATCCTTTTGCTGGCAGTGGTAGTTTTGGTTGCGCTGCAGTTCAAGAGGGTTTCAACTGGATAGGGATCGAATTTGAAGAAGAAAGTGTGATGATCTCAGAAGCACGCATAGAATATTGGAGTAAGCAAAAATGAAAGCACCACAAGGACAAGTTTATGTTTGTAACCTATGCGGTAAAATGAATAAGGTAATAAAAGAAGGATGTTGTTTACTCCATAGTAAACTTTGCTATGAAGACACTGTGGCGATAGGATCTAATGGTAGGGTTATATCTGCTAGAGTTGTTTATAAGAAAGAGAAGGTAAATAAAAATGAACTTCACTGATGCTATATTAGAAAAAATATATGGTGAAAAGGCAATAGATGAGTGTAAATTAGAAACGTTGCGTCTAGATAACGCAAGATTAAGAGAAGAAAACGAAAACCTGAAAGTAAGCTTTAGATCAGATACAAAGCTACTAAACGAAAAAGAAGATGAAATTTTTAATCTGCATAGTGAAATAGAAATATTAGAACAATATTTAAATGATAAAAATAAAGAAATAGATTTTTATAAAAAAGAAGCAAGAGAATCAAAACAAGCACTATATAGATTAAAAGAAGAAATAACAACATATTTAAAATCCCTACCAATATGACAAAACCAAGACTAAAAACCTCAGCAACACAGATTAACGAATTTCTTACTTGTAAACGCCGGTGGGTTGCATCCTATGTATTAGGCATTAAGCAACCACAAACAGAAGCTATGGCATTTGGTGAAACAGGCCATAAGTATCTTGAAAATTACATGAAATATGGTACACCACCAGACGCAGAAAAGCCCTGGCAATTTACAAAAGAAAGCAGAATTCGATATCCCGGTTTATCTGCTAAAAAAGCTATTAAACACATACCAAAACCAGGTACAGCAAGGGCAGAACACGGTTTTAGTTTTATAATAAATGGTATTGAATTCATAGGATATATCGATCTTGAGTATTTTGATGAACATAAAAACATATATTTGACTGATTATAAATTTGTATCTAGTTATCAAAGTGCTCTGGATTCAGACAGTCTACAAACAAACGTGCAAGCTACTATTTACGCCGCAAAAGCAATATTTGAATATAAAGTAGAAAATATAAATCTAAAGTGGATTTATATACTCTCAACAAAAAACCCGTCTGCGAGAACTATTACATCTGGATTAACTAAAAAACAAACTAGTGATCAACTTAAGAAATTACTAGATATTTGTGAAGAAATGATTGAGTTGAGAGACAGTATAAAACAAGAAAAATACTCGGACATAGAAATTTTAAATGAAATACAACCGACCATAGAATCATGTTCACGGTATGGCGGTTGTTATTATATTAACATGTGTAACCTTACACCCGAACAATTAATGCAAGGAGATTTTAAAGAAATGGATAATGATTTATCAAGTAAATTAAAAGGACTAGGATTAGATCAATATATAAAAAAAGATACGTCCAAAAAAGATGACCCACCTGAAGTAAAAGGACCGCCACCTTCAAACGGTGGAACTAAAACAACTGCTAAAGGGACTATGGATCTGTCTCAATTCATGAAACAGCCAACAGTACACACTGAACAAAAACCTGAAGAAAGGGCACCTGTAGAAGTTGTGCAAACCACTATAGTACCGCCGGCGAAACTAAATGCACCAGAACACTACACACAAGAAGTTAAAGAAGTAGTTGCAGACTTATCAGATGAAGATAAGTCAGCTTTTTTACGGGTTGTAAAGGCCGTTTTAGATCGTATCTAAATTGTGGACTACATATCACCAACAAAGGAGTTCATCAGGATCAAAAAATTACCTAGACGTATATTTGATCCTGAAGACTCCGAATTGTTGGAAATTAAAGATATGCTATCTGCATACTTAAAAACACCAGAAGGCACACAAGACCTACTTCCTATTCAAGCTTTTGTGTTAAAAGAATTTCACGATTACAAAGGGTTTATAGGTGCAATACCTGTTGGTAAAGGTAAAACCCATATGTTTGCACTTGCGCCATCTGTGATTGACTGTGAACGACCATTGGGAATAGTACCAGCTAAACACTTAAAAGAGAAAACACCACGGCACTTAAAACAGATAGCGCAACACTGGAAAGTACGATCAGATATTCAGTTAATATCATATGAAAAACTTGGTGTTGTATCTGGTAAGGACATATTATTTGATATAAAACCAGACGTTATTCTTTTAGATGAAATGCAGTATGTTAAAAACCGTAAAGGGGTTGCTAGAACAAAACGATTAGAGAAATATATTAGAGCGCACAGACCAAAAATACTTGGATTAAGTGGAACATTTATAGATCGGTCATTGACTCAAGGATGGCATATTCTTTATTGGACACATCCTTACCATATGCCACTACCTCGAAAATGGTGGGAATTCAATAGATGGGTTCAGGCCATAGAAGGTAATCCGCTTTTTACAGATCTTTCACCGGGTGTACTTAACGAATTTTGTAATATGAATGAAGAATTGTCAGATGCAATCGGACGCAGAATTGTTGAAACACCCGGAATTGTTGCAATGAACTCGAATGGCGCAAGGTCAAGTCTCACAGTGGAGGCAGTTTTCCCAGATGTACCAGACGAGATAGGCCGCGCAGTAGCAGAAATGAGAGAGACTTGGGAAACACCAGGAAGTGAACCTTTTGAATTACAGCTCGACTTGTGGCGTCATGCTCGAACTTTAGGAACCGGATATTACAATAAGTGGAAAGATCCACCACCAACGGAATGGTTATTTAAGCGTAGAAAATGGTCAAAAATGGCGCGAGAAGTGCTTTACAGATCACGCCTATATGAGACACCAAAAGAGATCGCTTTAGCAGCACAGCGAGGTAAATTATCATCCCAGCAGGCCAATATTTACTTTGAGTGGGCTGAAATACGGGATATCTACAAACCGGTAACGGTGCCAGTATGGATCTCGGATTATCTTATACAGTATTGTTGTAATTGGGTTAAAGAAAATCCACGTGGTCTTGTGTGGTGTGAACTTAAGGCTTTTTCATATCGACTCGCAAAAGAAGCAAATGTGCCATATTTTTGTCATCTTGGAAAAGATGATAGTGGCATATTTGTTGAGGATTATGGTAAGGGACCGGCCGTTGTAAGCCCACGAGCAATTCAAGATGGATATAACCTACAGTACAATTGGGATACAAATCTAATCGTCTCTTGTCCACCAAACAATGAGGCAATAGAGCAGGTTATAGGCCGCACACACAGAGAGTTCCAATCATCTGATGAAGTGAAAGTCCAATTTGTTTTCACTGTAGACGAAACAATTGCTGGTTTTGAGAAAATGATCGAAGAAGCAAGAAAGTACAAGAGTATTTTGAACTCAAAACTCCTGTACGCTGACTACATAAATTTGGATATTACTAAACCAATAGGAGTGCAACGTTATGATAAGAAATAATATAAATAAAATACTAAAAGAATTAGATATACCAAAAAAAGAAATAGAAAAATTAAAAAATAATTTTTTCAAAAATTTCCCACAAACAAAAGAATATATCGAATATTTAAATAAAAAAGTAAAAAATGCAGAATAACTACCATTATTACTATGAAATAGTTGTACTTGCAGCACTAGCAATAATAATTTTTTCGATTCAAGCTTTAACAAAAAGTGTGAATTATTTGGAGGATAAAATTGAATGTATTAATCAAGAAACAACAGGAGTTAATAAATGAACTAAATAAGAGAATAGAAACTAAAAGTAGAATGATTAGAGTACAAGAAGCAATAATTAATAAACAAGAATTTACAATTAATGAATTATATAAAGAATTATTTGAAAGGATAAGAAATGGAAATAATAAACAATAAAAAAGATGAATATGTGCGTTTATATGATATGCAACCTACAGCTGTATTTAAAGAAGCTGATGATGTGTTAATGAAGTGTGAAATAAAAGTAGGATATTGTAATGTAATATCATTAAAAACTGGTAAATTTCATGATTATGACGCAAATATGAAGTATAAACAAGAAAAAGTAAAATTAATAATTGAATAAATAAAAAAAGGATAAGAAAAAATGACAGATAACAATAATAACGACTTTGATGCAATGTTTGCAAACAATGATGACGTGTTTTCAGGGCTGGATGATCCAGAACTTCAAACATATAATCGATTACCTTTTTTCAATAGTGAATTTAATTATCTACTTGAGATAGATACAATAAAGTTTAGTGTATCTTCTCAGAATACAAATCGATATTATCATATCGAGTTTACTATTTTGGAGTCATCTGATCCCGAACTTTTTGCAGGTCAACAAGCACGGCATACAATTACCATTTCAGGTCAACCTAAGTTTAAAGCTTACGGTCCTGCAGCTTTCAAAGGTTTCCTATCAGCAGTAACGGGTATACCAGAAAAAAGAGCAGATCTACCTGATGGTTTTTGGGGCGCAGTAGCTACAGCTGCAATTAAAGAAGGTAAACTAAACGGTGAAAAAGTACGACTACAGACCGTGCGAAATAATAATAATGAGAATTTTCCTTTTCATAATTATTCACACTATAATGGTTAATAATGTTATCAGATAGACAAAAAAGACGTAACCTATTACATAAAAGCAAAAAGAAAATAGACTTTATAATAAAAGTCCATTCACGATCAGAAGTACTAAAAAATTCTGATAAAAAAGCACCAAAAGAAGAAATAAAGAAATTGTTTGTAAAAGAGGCACGCCGACTTGTAAAACTAGGTATAGTTCAAATGCCAAAATGTTTAACTTTTAGGGACTTTGAATAATGTACACTGTTATAGATACCGAAACCGATCTAATAGATCGCTCATATACTTACCCTAAAATAAGTTGTTTGACTTATTGTGACGATCAAGATCGGTACGGTATCTATAGCTATAAATGCAACAAGATAGAACAATATATAGGGGATATTCTTGAAAAAGGTGGTCATCTGGTAGCGCATAATGCGGCTTTTGATATGGGAGTTCTATGTGAGAACTACCCCAATCTCTTACCTCTTATCTTTCAAGCATACGATGAAGACCGAATTCATTGTACAATGATACGGCAAAAAATCCTTGATATTGCACTTGGATATATAACAGCAGATGAAAGTGGTGAAAAAAACATAGGTTTCTATAAAAACCATTTTGATGGTAAACGATACCTAATAAAATACTCATTAAAGGATCTACATTATCGTCGTACTGGTGAAGAATTAGAAAAAGGTCAAGAACGTGTAACCTTTGGTCCTTTACGAGATTTACCCCTTGAACAGTGGCCTAAAAAACATATAGAATATGCTATAAAAGATGCCATAGTTACAAAACCTCTTTATGAGGCACAAGCAACACCTAAGCTGGCACATTACCTTGAATGTGAAGGTCTACAAACTCGCGCTTCTTTTTGTCTTGGACTTATCACGGCTCACGGTTTACGTACTGATAAAGAATTTGTTGATAAGTTAAGAGAAGAAACAGAACGCGAAATTGCCAAGTACCAACCAAAACTACCACAAGGTTGGCTAGTTAAAGATGTACTTAAACAGAACCCCGCAAAAGAAAGAGTAATGTGGCATGTAAGAGAAAAAAGTATCTGGCCTAAACTTACAAAGGCCGGTATAAAAATACAACTTAAAAATGATAAAAAAGGACTTGCAACTGCCCTTGTACATAATGACGAAATAGTAGCTATTACAAGTAGAGTAATAGATAGAAGTGATGAATTTGTAACCCTAAAACACCTATCCATAGATAAAGAAGCAAGTGAAGATCTCGAAGATGAAGATCTAATAACACGCACAAAGTTTCATTCTGCTAGAACTGTTTTGAGTAAGACCATACCTGTTTTAGAACAAGGGATAAATCTACCAATACAACCATCATATGAACCTTTATTAGCAACAGGTCGGACTAGCAGTTATGCAAGACCACCACTTGTTGGTGATAATATTCAAAACCAAAAAAGAAAACCAGGTGTAAGAGAATGTTATATTCCAAGACCAGGAAAAATATTCTGTGCAATAGATTATGATACAGCTGAGCTTAGGACACTGGCAGAAGTATGTTATCAATGGCTAGGATATTCAACATTAGGTGACAGTATAAACGCTGGTCTTGATCCACATCTTGATTTTGCTTCTAATATATTATGCATACTATACGAAGAAGCCTTACAACGCAAAAAACAAAAAGATAAACAAATAAAAGAAGTACGACAAACCTCAAAAGCTGCAAATTTTGGTTATCCTGGTGGCGCAGGTCCAAGATCATTTCAACAATACGCAAAAGGTTATGGTGTAAAACTCACAGAAGAAGAGGCACGTAATCTAAAAGAAAAATGGCTTGAAAAATACCCAGAAATGAAAGAGTATTTCAAATATATAAGCCAAAAAATAAAAGCTGGAAATGGTAAATGTCAAATAAAAGTCCCTATGTCAAACTTTTACCGTGGCGGTTGCCGTTACACAGTGGCCTGTAATACACCATTTCAGAATCTCACAGCAACAGGTGCAAAAGATGCAATGTGGGAACTTGTAAAAGCCATGTATTGGTATGGACAAAACGAGATACTTTATGGTGAACGAATTCCCGCATTCATACATGACGAATTTTTATTTGAATTTAGAGATGAACATCCACACAAGTCAAAAGCTGCAAATGAAGCAACACGTATAATGGTACAGTCCTTTAACAAATATGTTCCACACTGCCCGGTTACAGCTGCACCTGTACTCATGAATAGATGGTCAAAAAAAGCAGATGATGTTAAAATAGATGATAAAGGTAATCATATACCATATATTTTTGAAATAAAGGATATTTTTAAATGAAAGATTCTTTTGCAATAGATCCAAGTATTCGTGCTTGTGGATGGGCTCGGTTTATATATCCTACTAATTATATTTATGCCGGCCTTTGTAGATCAAAAGAAAAAAGATCAGAAGATGCAATACTTGATATTACAAATCAAATAAAAAGCGAATTACCAATTCATTTATCGCATCTCATAATTGAACGTCCTATATTATTAGAAGGTTGGACAAAAAATAGAAAAGCGCTTGAAAAATTACTTGCTTGTTATGGTGCGTTACTTACTTTAAAAGAAGATCCAACTGTTAACCTTTGGACACCTTCTGTTCCAGAATGGAAAGGACAGATTAGTAAAAATATTTCATATTTTAGAGCACTTAGAATAATAAAAAATAACTATATACAACTTAACATTTCAAAAGGCATACCAAACAATTTATTACATAATACACAAGATGCAATTGCATTATTAACAACATATTTAGTAAGAGAAAGGATCATACATGTTTAAACTAGTACAAAAAACAACTACAGGGCAATGTGATGCTATGCGCTGTAAAGGAACACCAGAACAAGAATGTGAAGTTGACGGTCGAATAGTAAACCTCTGTACAAAACATGCTGCAGAGTTACAAGAAAAACCAGAGCAACCAAAACAAGACATAACACTACCAACAGGTTCACTTGAAAATATTCTTGTTCAAAATTTAGCTGTGAAATCCGGCGCAATAGAATCACGTGAAAAACAAGCAATACAAATACATGAAATAGCTCTAGCTATACCTGTAAAAGATGTGAGCACAAGAGATAAGGCCGATGAACTATTGAGTATGGTGCACCAAGAAGAAAAAGCACTCAAGGCCGAAGTAGCTGCAATGTACAAACCAATTAAAGACGCTGCTACAGCAACAAAAAAGCGATTAGATTCTTGGTTTGGTCCTACATTACAGTTCTACGCAGAAGCAAAAACAACGTTAAAAGAAAAGATAGGGGATTTTATTCGCCTAGAAAAAGCGAAAGAGGATGTAGCATTAGCAACTGGTGATCATGAAACAGCGGCATTATGTGCTACAGAAGCATCAGAAAATGTAAGACTTAAAAGAGAATATGAATATGTAATTGAAAATGATGGTATAAATCTTCCTATTCAATTCTTAACACCGAATGAAGATAGAAATCTTGAAATAGTACAATTATTGCCTCGTGAATTATTAATACCAAACTATGATCTGATTAGTGCATTAGTAAAAGAACATGGCACACTTCTTGAAATTCCAGATGTTAGAGTCATCATGATCGAAAAAGTTCAAATGAAGGGTAAGCGCTCATAGAAGAAAGGTAAAAGGTCGTAGAACATGAGAATAGGAGTATACATTAGAGGAATAACAAAAAAATATGATCCATATGAAACCGCCGAAAAACTAGCTAAACACGGTGTTTCTTTTGCCACAATCATGGTTTTTTGGCAAGAAGCTACTGCTGTAAAGAGTAGACTTACAAACTCCAAGAAACTTGCAGAATGGTCAAAAATATTTAGTGAATATGGAATTGAAACATGGATATGGGGTTATCCTTGGTGTGGTCGAGAGGTGTCTTTTGTACAACGTCTTGAATGGGCAAAAAACGAGTGCTCTGGACGATTGAGAGGCATTATTCTTGATCCAGAACTCGGCTATCAGGGTCATAAGGTAGGTCATATAGAGGCACGTGTAGGTGCCACAAGACTCATAAATGGTGTATTGAATGTGATGGACGAATCCATGAATCTTGGTGTAACAAGTTTTGGTGCAGGTCATATTCATAAATCATTTCCCTGGATGGAAATGTGTGCGGGTTTTGGTTCACCACAATTTTACCAAACTACTAATTTAGGACAAATTAGTAGTGGATTACGACATTGGTATGATACCGGGTGGAAAGAAATCTATCCATCAGTGCCACTTTTTGGTCGGAATTCTGGACAAAACTTAGAAAGGTATCTTGGAAATATTGAACTTTGTGCAAGACAACATGATCCAAAAATTAAAATTCCAGGTTATATTTTTTGGTCTTTTCAACAATTAAATGGTGTAGAATGGAAAATTTTGAAAAAATTAGCAGACCAATAAAAATTGATCTTATAAGGCTTTTAAATACTCATATTGAATTGGCCCTAGAAACTATAGCAAGTACCTTAAATAAACCTGTACGAGAGATTGAAAAACAGTTCAGACCAATTTTGCTTTCTCTTGCAAGAAATTGTTATAGGGAACGCCGACATTTCCCACGAATACAACTCAAAACGTTTTCAGAAGAAGATATTCCGACCAGAAAATTTTTAAGGGAAAAAAGGTGGACAAGGTAATTGTTTAGGCTTAGGTTCCCATCCTTGTACAAATTCACCTTTGTTGAAATAGGTATCTACCACGTCACCACATTGATGTGATATAGCACATCCCCCTTCCATAAAAGCGTGCATACCATCGAACTCAAAGTGTGCCAGCATGTGTCCTATTTCATGTCCTAAAGCCGCTAAAGACGGAGGTACTTTAGCGAGAGGAGGATCTTCGTAAATTGCATACTGCCCGGCACACTTAAAATCATCTGACCTACAATTCCAATACTGTACATCATTATAAAGTGTCTTATAATCTTTTACTATATAAACATAAAAATCTTTTATATGTTTTTGTGGACCAACACCATAACACTGCATAACTGCAAGGTATTTGGCGTCAATCAGATTGTGATCAACCTGTACACCATTTGAAATAACTCTAATCCCAAACGGTGTGCGTTCATCTGGTTTATATTGTGTGTATGTACAACTATACAAAAAGCTTAGGCTGAGTAGCCAAAAACCGATTAAAAGCCTGTATGTGTGTTTCATTTCCCTGAACTGCATTAAAACCTACCTTTACCCACGGTACATAATCTTCACCGTATTGCACTTGTTTAAAAAAGATCCACAAAGTATCTGTATGTTGTATTTTAAACTTACCATATCTTTCATCTGTATAAAAAAATTCCATTTTTCAGCTCCTTTTCGGTGGTGCTAATGTGGGTTTTGTATGTGGTTCTAAGAACTTATCTATAAGTCGTTCTATTTTATAGATAAGCTCTTTTTGCACAGGTTGTCCAAACTCATTTGGCGGCAATATTGTTTCTTTAGGTTTTCTCATACTTTAATTATTACCACAAAATTAATTACTTTACAATACCATTATCACAAAATTGCAAATTTAAACCAATCTCATTAAAGTCCTTTTTTTCTCTTATTTCATAAGATAGGTAACATGAACTTACAAAAGAACACAATATTATACTTATAATTAATTTCATGACATGCTCCTTTTTATTTTTAAGCATATCATATTATAATAACTAAACAAGTGTTTTTATTATTTTAACAGCTGCAACTTTGTCTTGATTGGTTGCACCATCATTGCCAGCTTTTATAATAGCCATATAACAACGTGTATCTGTTGTAGGTGTTAAACCAGATACAGTGTCTATCAAAGTATCTAATGTTGTCCCACCATTATCATAATCGACAGATCCAATTAATGTTAAACTATTCCATTGGTATGAGTAAATTCCAAGACTCACTCTATCTGCTCCGGATCTTGCTGCACCTGGAACAACCTGAACCTCAACTTGTAAATTTATTTCTACGTTTAATGGTATGTTTATTGGAAAGTATAAATTACCATTATTTTGTGTTGATACCCATGGCGTTGAGCTACTTAGATTAAATTCCCATGCTTGTTCTGGTGTTGCACCAACATTGGATTCAGGTAGACCAGAGCATATAGGGATAACCTGTTCACCAGGTATAAGTTTTAATGCATTTAATATCTGTGACGCAGTATAAACCTCTACCGAGTCATCTGGTGTTGCACCAACATCACTTAAAAGTGCCTGAATAAAACCCATATAATCAGTCATTGTTTCAGCAATAATTGCCGTACCGTCTGTTTCACCAGGACCAGAACAATCCTGAGCTATTACACTTGGAAAACTTCCAGAACTATTTGGTATATCCGCGAAATCTTTCATTTTTTATTTGCTCCTTATCTTGAAACTAAAGAATAAATAGATGATTCCGATCCTTGTTGTCCAAGATCAGACCATGTTAGTCCACGATCAATTGATTTTAATATTTTACCATGTGTAGAAGTACCAGCGAAACAAACATTTTCTCTTGAAGTATAAGTTAGACTTCTAATTACTGTTTCACCTGCTTGTTGTCCAAGACTTTCCCATGTTAAGCCATAATTAATTGATCTAAGAATTAAACCACCATTTCCTGTACCAGCCAAACAAACACCGTTTCCTATATGCAATAAACAATAAATAGCAGTTTGAGAATATTGTTGTCCTAAATCAGACCATGTTAATCCATAATCAACAGATCTAAAAATTTTACCGGAATTATAAGTACCTGCTAAACAAATTCCAGATCCTAAATAACATAAAGCATATACTTGAGTTTCAGAATCTAATTGTTGAATTTCTGACCACGTTAATCCATAATCTATCGATCTAAAAATTTTACCATTAGATCCAGATCCAGCTAAACATATCCCAGAACCCGCATATGCAAAACATCTAATTGATATTTCACTTTCCTGTTGTCCGAGATTTGACCATGTTAATCCATAATCTATTGATCTAAGGATTAATCCGCTAGATTGTGTACCAGCTAAACAAACACCATTTCCTATGTGTATTAAAGAGAGAATAGAAGTTTGTGAATATTGTTGATCTAAATCAGACCATGTTAATCCATAATCAACAGATCTAAAAATATGTCCACCAGTAGAAGTACCAGACAAAAAAATTCCAGATCCCAAATAAATTAAAGATAAAATGTATGTTTCAGATCCCTGTTGTCCTAAATCTGTTATAGTTGTACCATAGTCAATAGATCTAAAAATATGCCCACCAGTAGAAGATCCAGCAAGCAAGGTTGATAATTGATCTACTAATACACACCAAGTAAATGCAGGTTTATATTTTAAAATAAGATTTTTTAATTGTGTTATTCTCTGTTCGTCTACAATTAAAGCATCTACAACAGGCGAAGAAGGCCATCCAGAAGATGCACTACCCACCCAAAAAACATATCTCCAAGCCCAGTGTGCGTTAATTTCTGTCGGTATTAAGTACGTTTTTAGTGTTTTAGTTACATTTAAATAATATCCAGAATATGCTCTACTATGCCCAGCAAAAGCAATACTTGAATTCGCAGCTAAATAATATGCAGGACTTTGATCAGTATATATTTTACCATTAACAACAAGTTCAGAATCTATACCGTCAGAGATATCTACATCATCTGGATCAACTACAGGATTGTTTTCAATCACAATTGCATCTTCAAATCCTGCATTAATTAAAGCATTTTGTAAGTGTTCCCATGAAGCTGTAGTAGGACGTTGATAAACAATATGCGCTAACATCTGCCTACGGACAGATTCAGATAATGAAGAATTTGGTATAATACCATATTCACGTTCTAAATCTGAAAGATTACCTGTACGTCTTGGATCTCTAATATATGCAATAAGTTGAATTTGATCATATATGCTCTGATAATCTTCTGCTAATCCATCTAAAAGTTTAGAAAAATCACCTTCTTGATCAATATCTGTAGGCCAAAGTGTTTCTAATAATGTTTTAAAATCAAACATATGTTATTAATCCTAGTTTAGCTAATTCACCTTCACCTAAACTATAAGAAGCTAAAAATATACCTTCTTCAACACCAATACCAATTCCTGCACAAGTTGCACCATAACTGTCTAAAACATCCTGTACAACTTTTGAGATAAGGGGATCTGTAATCTGATCGGCTTGACTCGATTGAGAGTCAAGGCCTTGAATATATGGAGTTGCGTTTCTAAGATATGCATCTACATCTGTATCTAGATCTGCTTTTGCTTGTGTTTCAAGTTCAGATACAATATCTAAACCACGTATTTCGAGGTAAATAGGTGTACGAATAATTGGCTCAACAAAAAGATTATCATCTATTAATCCAAGACTAGGCCGTGCAATACCTGTAACTTGATCTTCTGTTAAATAGTCTCTTACGTCTGAAAGAAGTGAAGTAGTTGGTATACCATCTGCTTGTACACTTGAATCACACTCACAATATACAGTTACATGTCCGGGATACTCAGTCTGAAGAATTTCAAAATCATCAAATTCACAATATGTACTGCTTGTACTTGTTACCGCCACAAGACGTATTGTTGTATCATGTGATGCACTTTGCCCGACCAACACAGTAATATTAATTTCTTGCCAACTTGTACTTGTTGTACCAGTCCATACGTTTATTGTTCCAATCCTAATTTGTGGGTATGCAGTACCATCCCCTCTCGCCCATCCTGTTATAGTATATTCATTATATAGTTTTATACAATTTTGATATCCATACGGATCTGATGTACCATTATATGTTACTCTTAAAATTTGTGTTCCCTCATGCGGTGTACCTGTTTGCTTGGATAATGTTGCGTTATTTCCTACTGTCCAATTTGTAACACCAGATTCTTCCATATCCCAATCAACAAAATCCACACTTTGACGTACAGGAGTACCAGAATAAGGGAAAGCGCGGGTTATATTTGGCGTTTCCTGAGCCCAATTTCTAAAGTCTGCTAAATTGCTTCCCCCTCCTGTTGTCTGAATTTCATCTAAAACTTGACGCCTATAAACCTCAATATCTTCTTGATCAATACCTTCTACAGAAATTGATGCAACTACAGCAGAATTATCTATACCAGAAATAGGACTAGATAAAGTGAGTGTATCAGAAACAGCTAAATTTCCATCTACGCCAGCCAAATAACAAGTCACGGTAGGAGCTGCAGTGCCACCAGAAATAGTAACAAGCGCTTGTGTATAATAGAGCAGTCCAGTTGAATCCCCTATAAATACCGTTTCTGCAGGTATATCAATACCATTTGTACCTGTACAAGTAAGGACTAATTCAGCTGCTACAGCTCCTTGACGTGTAACACCATATTCCTCACCTATAAGTTCCAAATCTTCCTCTGTAGCTGTCAAGGCAAGGTTTTGGAGTTGACGTTCAGCTGCTAATTTATAAAGACCTAAAACAATTGTGGCTTGTACATATGCCTGAATACGTAGGTATGATTTAGGTGTAATAGGAGCGTCTTGTCCAAGTGAGGTTTCATAATTTGAAACTGCTGCGTCAACAAGATCCTGAAAAGTTGGAATTGTTAAACTCATAATTTTGTAACCTCACTTAATTGTATTTTCCAATTCAAACCGTATTTTGTTGCAAGAATAGCAATTGCGGTTTTGCCTGGTGGTTTTACTAATATTAAAGCCTGAACAGTCTTGCCTTCTGGATTACGTAATCTAACATCTACTTCAGAGGCAATGTTTTCATCGATCATCCATTGAAGCGCTTTTAATCCAATACTTCTTGCTTTATTAAGGTTAGAAATAGTAATAGGATTATCATTTATAAAAGAAATAAAATCTGAACCTATATGCTGAACATCTTCTTCAATAACAGCATTCATAAACCAAGGTTCAGGAAAAAGAGATAAAATAACAGAATTTGTTAGACCATTATCAAGTTTAGGTTGACCACCTAAAAAAGTAAGATCCATTCCGTTACCAGAAACAGAAATAAGCGGATCACCTTGATAAATGCTTGTCATTACTCATCTGCTTTCAAATTTGAAGAAGAGACATCTGTCTCACTTATACCTGCTGACCATGCTGTTTTTAAAGCTGCACCACCATCATTTGCAACAGGTGTCCACGAACTAAACACATTATTTATAAAATCTAAAGCTGTTTTTACTTTATTTGCTAAAGCAACAAATTGATCACCACCACCTATTTCTACAATACCCGTGTTTCTTAAATAGATACTAGATACAATGTTATTACTACTATCTACAGCATATATCTTCTTTTCACCAGGATCTAAAGTTTCATCAATATCAACAAGATCATTAATTGCAATTGCTAGTTTCCAACTTGGGTTTAATTCTAAAACTAAAACTGTTGTATCATCTAATGGATTTGTCTGTTCACCGTTTTGATTTATGTGTTCAATAGACTGTACATCATTAGCTTCCGATAACTCGACAGATAGCATACGAGATTCGTTTTCACTATCACGATTTTCAATAATCTCACGCCCAACTACTGTTCCTATGCTTACATTTATTGCCATTATAACCCTAAGCTTTTCAAAAGACCACCATTATCACTACCAAAAACATAAGGTATTTCTTCACCAGTATACGCTTGTGGTGGTACTAACATAAGAGAACAAGTTGCGCCATTATCATCTAACGTATATTCAACAGACTTGATCAAAAAATCAAAACCTTTTCCTAACCAAACATCTTCATTTTTTAAAGTAACAAGTGTATTTTCCCTATAAAGATTATCACTTCCTTGTGGATACCAACCGATTCGAGGTACACGTATCGTTAACGCTTCTGCCCATCTTTTAGACCGTTCCCATTCTGCAGTTTTGCCTACTTCATCAATGTTCACATTATCTGCTCTTATGGTTGTTTGTCTTGTTATTGGTACAATTGCATCATCATATGCTTCTGCTATTTTTGTAAGCTGTACTGTTTTATAATTATCAACTAGTTTGCTGCCTATTTTTCTTTTCTTTTTTACTCTCTTCTTTAATTTTTCTGTCTTCTTTACTCTTACAGGTGTAGTTGAAACAATACGGTAAACAGCATATAATTGCCTACCATCATATTTTGTTTTTACGTTTGTTACATTTTCAATAACTTCAACAGGCTTACTATCTGTATTTGCTTTAGTAAAAAGGACTTCACCTTTTTCATTTGATGTAATAAGAATTCCAAATTGGTTTGATATCTCATTAAGAAAATTAAAAATAGTCTGTTGCTTATCAATACACACTCTATCAAGAAAATGTGAACCAAGATCAGAATCATAATTTACAACAAGTCCAAGATCACTTATTATTTCTTCTGCGAGTTGTTGTAAACTAATCATCTTGTATTCGTATGGTGGATACTTTGTACTATCTATAATATCACAAGCTGGGCTGAAAACACCTATCGTTAAAAATTTCTCTTCGCTTGTTATTTCAGCTTCTACTGAATATACCACACCAGTAATAACAAGTTCACCACCTAAATAAACTTGTGCATCAGCATAATCAAAAGGTATAATCTTTTCCTTAGCTTTATCTGTTAACACTATAGTAGCACTACAACCGTCAGCACAATTATCAATACTTCTAAACACCTTACCACTTACAACAGGGAATTCTTCTTTATCTATTACCAAAGTAAAATCTTTTTTATCTTTCCCAGATAAACCAGGTATTAAACCACCTACAGCTTTTTTTATATCGTCGAACACTATAGACTCACAACAATTTCTTTACCTGCAGGTAACCAAAGTATTTCAGAGCTTTTAAGTTTATTATTCTCTATTAATTCATCATATTTATCTAAAGTACCATATTCACTTATACACAATTCAGCAGTAGATCTAGGCCGATCAAGTACTATTTTCTTTTCTATTTGTAAATCCCCTATAAGGGATTGCATATATTTTAAAGTTAAAGCTATAAGAGTAACAAGATCAGTATAAATAGCACTATTTGAAAAATATTGATTTTCTAGGAGCGCTTCTTCTTGGTTTTCTTGTTGTGTATCATATGCCGTGGTTAATTCAGAAAAAGCATTTATTAGTTGCTGAGAAAGATCTAAAGCTTTTGTACGTGACTTTATATCGTTAGCTGTCAAAAGAATTTGAGAAAACGCCACTATAGAAGATATACTTGCCAATTCGGCAGTTGCTATATTGTTCTTCTTCTCTTTATCTGTTGACCATGTTTTTGTAATAGAGCCACCAACACGGTTCTGCGATGGTGTATTTTCACCAGGTAATAAAGACAATATTCCAAGTCGTAATTCAGAATATTTAGTAATCCTTTTTTTCGTATCACGACTTGCTAGTAAAGGAAGATTTATTAGGTTCTGTAATTGTCCAGCTAATTCAGCTAAAGGTAATAAAATAGCATCTAAAGATGCCTGAATACCATATTTTACAGATGTAATTGCAGATGATACTAAATCTTCTACAGCAAAAACAGGACTAAGAACGAAATCAACCACATTACCAATACCATCAACAGTATTTTCAATAACAGCCCTTAAAGCCCTACTTGTCTGATCACAAGCTGCTACAAATTGTTCAATAGAATTAAGCTGTACAAGAGAACACTGACCGTCAACTAAACCAGCCAATTCTCTTGAAGTAAGAAGTTTGTCTTCATCTATTGATTCTATCCACTCAGTTGATAGTTCTGTATAACCGCCCTCATCAGCGTAACGTGTTTCACGTATTGAAAGTAATTGTAAACCAAGATACCCGTAACTAGGATGTACTACAGCCCATTGACCTTTTTCTTTTGCTGCTATTGCATAAAAATCCCTTGCAAAAAGATCATTATTCTCATAATCAGTAAACCTAAAAGTTATAGAAAATCTATTTGAAGAAGTAGCTAAATCTTGGGAAACCGTACCTTGAATATTAGGATAATCAAAAAGACCTACTTTTTTATCTGCTCCTTTTGTACTCTCAATCCACTTTGCAGAAAATTCCGTTGAAGTTTTTGGACTAGTCAAAATAATAGTTGCATCGCCTATGCGCTCTTTCCAATTATCACCCTCCTGAAAAAATGCATCTATAATACCTTGTCCAATTTCCTCAAATAAGCTCATTGGTTCTTACCTAAATTATGTTTTATATCCGGCGCACCTTTTGTAGATTGTGTATAAGTCATCCCTTGTGGAGGGTTCTTAAAATTAAATTCACCACTTATTTGCACTTTTTGTGGTTGTGCTGTAGGTTGTACACTCGGAGTTGCACCAAGTTTAATATTTGGTAATGTAAATTCTTGTTTCTTGATTTGTGTTTTTTCTACTGTTGTTTCTTTTATTTTTTCTACTTTCATTTCGCCTATTTTACTTAATGCATCTAATTTCTTTGTTATTGCACGCTGTAATTCTTTTTCTGTTTTAGGAACACTTACACCACCAAGAATATAACCTGTTTTACCGACTTGTTTAGTTATTTCAGCCTCATCCCTAGCATCACGTAAAGCTTGAATTTCAGCTTTAGATCTTGGTTGAATTGAAGATAATCCTAACCAACTGGATATTATTGGATGATCTCTTCTAAAATCCTCAATAGCCCAATTAAGATCCTCAAAATCCCTTTTAACAGTTGCTATCATTGAATCCCAGTTTTTAGCCCAAATTACAGTGACAGCTGTTAATGTTGTAATAGAAGCAATAAGAAGACCAACAGGATTTGCTGTCATAGCAGCATTAAAAGCCCATTGAACAGCCGTTGCACCTTTTACAGCTACATTATAAGAAATAATTGCAATACCTATTGCTTCAATTAATCTCTTGTTTTTGTCAATAATATCCCACATTTCTTTAAGATCAGAAACAACTTCTGCAGGATTTATATTATCTAGTGCTTCTTGCATAGAATCTAAAGCACCAGGAATTTTATCTGCGAACATATCAATCATCTGAAATCCAATTTCAATTAATCTAGATCTCATAATCTTTAATTTATTTGGAACAGATTCTCCCATTCTTCTTGCAAGATCTGCAGCTGCACCGGATGCGCCTTCAAGTCTTTTTTGATATTCTAATACAGTATCTCGCCCTGCTTTCATTAAAATAGAAGCTGAATTTACTGCCCTTGCACCAAATAAATGACTATATGCAGCTTGTCTGGTTTTATCATCTAGTTTTTCTGTCTTCTTTCTAACATCATCCAAGATATCAATCATAGGCCGCATTTTGCCCTTACTATCTTGAATACTTACATTATATTTCTTTAAAACTTTTTCAACTTCTGAAGTACCAGAAGTTAATCTCAAATACATATTTCTTAAAGCAGTACCGGCAACTTCTGCTTTAACACCACTTGAAGCAAGTGTACCAAACATTGCACCAAGTTGCTCAATAGTACCACCTAAACCTTCTGCAGTAGAAGCAACAGGTTTTAATGCCTCCCATAACATAGGTATGTCTGTATTCGCTGTCACAGCAACTTGTGCCATTACATCGTTTACACGATCCAAATTTTTAGCAAGCTGTACTGAATCTGTTGACATCAAATTTAATGCACCGAGCGCATCACTAGCAATATCTGAAGCTTGCGCCAGATCCATATTACCAGCTACTGCAAGATCTGTAACACCCTTCAAACTTGACATGGACTGTTGAGCAGTAAAACCAGCCATAGCCAAATAATCAAGTGCTTGCGCCGATTCTGCTGCACTATAAGGCGTTATCGCCGCTACTTCCCTAGAAGCTTTTGCAAGTTCATTAAATTGTCTTGTACCACGATCAAATTTGAATTTTGAAGCTGCACTTGTAATTGCATGATCAAAGTCCAGGAACTCACTTGTAAGCCCTGCTACACCTTGACGTAAACGAGCCATACCGGCGGTAATAAGGTTTGCACCTAGTACACCACCAAGAATAGTCTTAAACTTTAAAGCACCTGCACTGGCTCGTTTAAAACTGTTTTCAGATCGCCGACCAAACAGATCCATCCTATTAGTCAAACCGTTGACTTTGGACGCCATCTGATCATGAGCTTTAAACACAGTATTTATTACATAAGTATCAGCCATTATTTTTCATCATTTCTTAAAATACTGTGCATTTTTTCCCAATATTTTAAACTTGTATATGTTGCTTTTTCAATTACCTCTATGTTTTGTTGTCTGGAATATTGATTTAGCATCCATTGATCAAGTTTAACTATCCCATTAAAAAAATCATACCCAAATATTCAGCTATTTTTAAATCTGGACCAGAAAATTTCTGTATTTGTTCTGGTGGTTTTTTTGCTAAACAACCAAGAAGTGCATAAAGTCTCTGATGCGAACCTTCAAATCTTTCCATCTGTACTTTTGCCATGCCAGTAACTTCATGATAAAGAAATTGTTTACCGTCCCGTAAATTTTGTCTTACAACTAATTCAGTATCAGTATTTTCAACTTCTACTTTTCCATCCATAATAGCTTTTATTAATGTTTTTTCTACGAGTGTTTTTAATGTTCCATCTTTATCAAGGGATGCTAGATCTACATCATAAAAATTCAAAAGTAGATCTAGCTGTTCCCTTGCATTTACATCTGATAATTGGTTTTCCATTTATTATGCTCCTTTTATTTACTTACTATGCAGCAGAAATATCCCATTTAGTCTTACAATAAATTGAAATAGAAACTGTTCCTGCAGCTGTACTAACTTCATCAACTTTCAAAAGACCACGGCAACCATAAACAGAGCCATCCCGTAAAGTCATATAAAATTCAACAATAGTTGCATCGTCTGACCAATCACGCAAATATCCATGCTCAACTGCATCTGCCCTTAGCATAATATTAGAAGCACTTGGCACTTTACGAACAGATTTAGTACTTGCCGGTCCTGAGCCGTTTGGCTCAAGTTCATTATCCCATTGATTTAAAACAATACTGACATCAATATCAGCAACAGGTACAAAAGAAATACCTTCAATTGAAACAGCTAGTAATGATCCATGCATTTAAAATTCTCCTACTTTATGCAGCTGCAAGATTTGTATCAAATGCCAATTGGAGATCGATAATATTACCAACACCACTTAGCAAACAAGGAAATACAATATTAAAACCATCTGACAAGGTTCTAATAGTTATATATCCACTTTCCTTAAGTTTATCTTTTGTAAAATCAGCATTATATAACCATGCTTTTTCTGCAAAAAGATCAGCAAGTTTATTAAGTGTAGATCGGACGCTTTCAACACTTCTAACTTTTGCTCTATTCACAGCATTTGAAACCTCAGAAGGATCTTCTACAATTGTAATTCCTGTCCATTTTGAAGACTCGAACTCAGCACCAAGTGAATAAAGCAAATTCTGAAGAATCGCAATGTTTCTCATTTCACGATAACCGTTTGAAGAAACAGGAATTGCAACACTGTGATAAAAAGTAATTACATTGGAAAGTTTTACAGATCCACCTTTTACAATAGTTGCCGTAATACCTGCTTTTGTCGCAGTATCTCTACTATCATAACTAGAAGTCCAACGATTAGCTACATCACCAGGGAACACACCAGGGAGTATCTTACCAACATAATTTTCTTCTGGTCTAAGAGAGGCAATCTGCTCCATTATACCAACAGTTTTTGCAGCTATTTCATGCTCAGAATTAGGTGATCCTGGAACAGCAACACAACCAGAAGTCCGATCCTCCTCAATACGATTACCACCCAAGGTAATAAGAGCTGACAAACCGGCCGATCCCGCAGCTGTATCACCAACCATTGATCTTAAAGGTCTATGAACAAGCTTACCCCAGTTACCAGAAATCTCATTACCTATACCATTCCAATCACTCAAAGCATCCAGAGAAGTGGTATCTTGACCGTTTATATGAACAAGTGCAGTAAAGAAATCCTCATTCTGATCGTCATCTAAACCGAGTTCATCCAATAAATCTGCAAGCACAGCAAGTCCTGCACCTGAAGACATGTCTGTTGGTGTTGCTGTAATACCAGCTGGCATTTCTTCATTAAAACCAAGATTAAATTGAAGAGTAAAATCACCAAAAGGTCCGGCACTTTTAGCAGTAAAATCCGCTTGTTCGGGTGTAACACCATTTTCAGCGCAAGTTACTGGAAGATCTGGATCTGCTGCTACTGCGAGCACAACCTTTTCTTGTACATTCTCACCATCATCACCAACGGCGATCTGTATACCTTCTACTTTATGACCACCTACATAAAGATGAAGTTGTCCTGCAGCTGTACAAGCACCTGCAAATAACACATTACCTGTAGATTGAGTAGGCGTATCTGGTTCAAACATAGGCGCAAGCCACAATTCACCATCATAGACTTCTCTGATCCATTCAAGCATTTTTGCAGCTGCAGATCCCCTACCAGCTTTGTTTGCGTGATATGCAACGTTCGTCACAATTTCAGGTATATTTTCTGTAAAATTGCCTTCATTTGCCGGCATAACCGTCGCACAAACAAGCACCTTTCGAGGTACATTTAATGCAGCAGACGTAAACGGCGTATTATCGGCGCTTATTCCAACACCTGCTGCTAAACTAGAATCATTAATTGTCATTCTTTATAAACTCCTGTTTGACCGTCTGTCGGTTCATCGTTTACGTTAACTGTCAAATCAATAATGTCACCTGAATCACCAGTATCACCAACAAATGTTTCTTCTACATCACACTCATAAGTGAGAATTGCTGAACAAATGACAGTATCTCCAACATAAATTGGATCTTCTTTTTTAATATTAGAGATCCACCTATTTGCAAAAATTGATTTACTTAATCCAAGAAATGCATTTCTATTATCTAATAAAACACCAAAAATAATAGAAATAAAAGAATCTAAATTTGTATTTGCTAAACTTTTAGCGTCTTGTAGTGCTGCTAAAGCAGTTGCACGCTGTACAGCAGTTGATCCTTCATCTTCTAATGTAGTAAGATCAACACTTGCTTTTTGTGAAAGTTTTAAATCAATATTAAAAACACATGAATGTGTAGCAGGACCATAACGACCAGATAAATTTAATGGGAAATCACCTTTTACATAATAAACAGAAACAAGTTTATTTGTGTTTTGGATTTCGCTTTGACCAATTGGTAAATCTTTATACCCAATTGCACGATAACGCCCCGCTGCAGCTGAACCTAGAGCAGTTACTAAAGCAGATTGTACAGATTGAAAATTCATTATGAAGACTGTTCAGCTAATGTTAAATATAGTTTTATAAAACCAATTGATCTACCATGTTGTACAGGTTTATCTAAAACATAAGTAACTAAAGTATCTGTTGTAGATGGATTTTGAGGTATTCTTACAGCCCAATTTTCACCATCTAAAGGTACTCTTGTTAAAGAAGATATTCTAAGTGTAACTACTGGTTTACCAGAAAAATTCTCATTTTCATCTATTGAATCATAAAGAACTTGCCCAACAAGATCATCATAAACAACACCAGAAGGATCAATCAACTCAACAGGTAAGCCGAAATCACCTTCGAGTGTTGTTTCAAGATCTGATTCTATTTGTTCTCTTATGTTCATTTTAAAAACCCCTCTACCCTGCTGATATTGCAGACCAGGGTAGAGGTTTATCATGCTATGAATGACAACCAGTCATAACATAAAAAGCATCAGTCATAGTAGTAGCAAAAATAGGTGCAGCTTGTACCCTAATCGTCCAGCCCTTATTATTACCGTGTGGGTAAGCATCAAAATAAAGACTATTAGGATCAAAAACATTGCCCGGCCTTGCGTTTGGTGCAATTGGAGGATTATCCAAATTAAAACCAAACAGAGATCGAAAATCAGCACGAACTGAAGGAGCCATAGGCATAACTTCAGGGGGCCCAAAATAACGATCACAACGCGCACCAGAATAACCTAGAACAGCATAACCACTAGGCAAATATCTATATGAAGACCCAGATAGTGTATAAGTATCCTCATACAGAAACAGATAAATCCTTGCACCGTTCTCTGAAACCAGAACACCAACACACAGAAAACCATTTGCGATCATACGATTATATCGTGCTGGAACTGTATCTTCTGGTCCCATACGAAGCAAATTATAACCAGGATTCTCAGCAAGTCCTACAAGAGTAGTATTCTTCACCATGTTTGACCATGAGTCAGAAGCTAGCAAACAATAATCAGGTGTAACATGAGCAGCTGCACGAATAGCAGCAACACCAGTTGAAATATCACCCCATGGATCTCCAGTGCCCCATTCGGTCCCCACCGCAACAGTATGACCAGAAGGACGTAGAAAATCATAGAGCAAATTTGCATCTGACGTACCAATAATCGCGGGTTGTTTGCCCGTAAGAATACTCTGCCAGGCAAGATACTCATTAAGCCGACCAACACGACGTACCATTTCAGTGGCACCTTCTTGTGCCAGATACATCATACGATCTTCACGAGTAACTCTCTGTTCATCACTCTCACCAGGAATAGCAAAAAGCAATTGACTTGCACGAATAGGATATTCATCCTCAGCTAGAGGATAAACACGCTGAAACACAGATTGTTTTGCCTCTACAAGTTTTGGAGTTGATAAATCAATCCCTGGAATTCCACCACGAGGTACAAGTGCAGCAATTTCATCATTACCGCGCAAGATTGCGATCTCTACAGTGTTTTTATCTCTAGAATAAACCGTTCTAGAACCACTAGAAGGATCACCAAAAATGCTTTGTCCACCTTGGGGTATTCCAATAAGATCTTTATCAGAAAATAAATTTACCAGAGTTCTGGTAAAATCATCTTTTTCAACAGGAGTATTTTGATAACCAGCCACTTTAATTCTCCTTATGCCTCGTAAGAGGTTCCTTCAGTAGTATCCACAAGATGAATACCTAGATCAGCCAAAAATTGCCAAGCAGCTTTTGCTACATTTGTCGGAGCAGTAACAATTGTGTCTTTTGTAAGAGAATTCTCAAAAGTAATAAGATCCTCATTCAAAAGAAGATTATCACCACCAACGATCATAGACACGTCGGAAATAGGTCCGGCTTGAACTTCCGCTTCTGTGAATTCATCCAACAGAATACCAACAGGATACTGAGTACCATCTGTAGCATCTTCGTCAGTCCAAGGAACCCAATTCTCATTAGTTGGATCGTATGCCATTACAGTTCCTTTAACAAGACTACCAGATCGTGTATCATCATCTGCCAATTCAACACGCCGAGTTACAGGAACACCGCCTACAATATAAGGATGTGAGCTAATATCTGTCTGTTGCTGTACAGCCATAATTACACCTTAATACCTTTCATAGTCTGAACGGCCTTTGTACGTTCTTCGACAGTACGTTCATTTTTACCAAAATCTGGCTGAATAGCTGGACTTGGTTCGTTATTAACTGGATCAGAAGCATTTAATCTCGCTTCATCTTCTGCCTTTTTACGATCACAGAAATTCACCAAAACGTCAAGCGCTGCACGAGGTTGATTACCTTCACAAACCTCTACAGCTAAATCCTTAACTTCTTGTGGATATTCTGTAGATATAATGAAACTCATTACACCTTTAACATCGGAAAAAGCACTCTCACGACCCGATTTTCTTGCACTAGCGATTTCTGCCTGCACACCGGGATCATTCAACATTTCTTCAAGAGTCATTTCGTCTTTTTCTCCCTTAATTATTAATTCCATAGTGACAGGCGAATCCTTATCACTATTTAAATTTAAACCTATCCCATCTATCATTTTTACTTGTACTGCAGCTTTTGATAAAAGAGTAGATCCTTGTCCAAAATTTTCAATAATTTCATTAGTAGTTAAATTTCTACCTTCTGAAATTCTTGCAATAAATATATCTTCTAATTCATCTAATTGTTCTTGTAGCTTCTCATCAAAACCGTCTTGATCTATAGAAAAATGTTTATACTTAGCATTCTTAGAAACAAGTATTTTCTTACTTACACCTTCTTTTTCCATAGCCTTAGAAAAATCAATATATCCTGCTAAAGCACCGATAGATCCTTGTCTATTTATTTCTGATGTAGAAATTATCTTATTTGCTGCACTTGCTAACCAATATGCACCACTTGAGAGATTACCTTCATTTATTGCAATAACCTCAAAATCTTCTCTCAAATCCATTATTGCTTGCCAAGTTTCATCAACACCTTGCGCAGTTCCACCAGGTGAATCAAAATGAAAATATACTTTTTCAGGTTTAAACCCTTGTTCATAAACCTGTTTAATATCGTTTCGTATCGATTCATAAGTAGTGGACCACCGACTATAAAGTATAAGATATGGATCAGGTTCAGAAACTAAAGGACCATAAATATAAATATGTGCATCTTTCCCTTTCATCTCAAATTGTGGAGTTACAGGAATTCTCTGTTCTTTAATTTGAGAATTAATTACTTCAAGTTGTTTTTCAGTAACAAACTTAGAATATGTAATTAATGAAATTAAATAATCAGGATTTACAAGAAGTTGAGATTCAGAAAAAAACATTTTATCAATCCTTAAAAGCTTTTATTGCATTAACTCTAGATTTACTTAGGTATCTTATTTCTCCAACTTTTCTCTTTTTGTATTGGTTGTCTACTATCTACCTCTTCAAGAGCATCAACCAAAGGTTTAGCATCTTGACAATACTTCGATATAACAGGTAACAACCTACCAATAAACTTTAATACTGCTAAAACTTTATTCATCTTTTAAACTTTCTTTTAAAAATTCTTTTTCAATCCGTTGAATCTCATTTGAAACTTTATCGGCTTGATCACAGAAATTTACAAGTCTTTTTTGTGCTCGTGGATTATTATAAAGTTCTACATACATATCTGCACAAAATTGTTGTATATCAGATACACCTTCTTGTACCATATCATGTACTTTAACAAAACCATTCACTATTTTTGCAGATTTCTTCATTGAATCATTAAATGAAGCACAACCTTGAACAAAAAACGCAGAAAAAATAAGCATAACATATATAAAAACAAATCCACAACACACTATAACACCGTTTGTATTTATCTTATTTCTCATTTTTTATTTCCTCTAAAAGTTTCTGAAGGGTATTTAATCTCTCATCTATTCTTGCAAAAACAGTTTTAAGTTCATTGGTATCTTTTTTACATTCTTTTATGTCAACTGTATTTTTATCTATTTCTATTTTTTGAAAATCTTGAATTTGTTTAAGTAAAGATTGGCCTTTATCATTAGAATATACGGTAGATACACTATAAGTAGAAAAGCTTATAATCGCTAATGCAATCACTGTTGCTACTATTCCTAAAAGCCAATTTTTATTCATATTATTACAACTTTGAAATGATATTTAACAATACACGAATATCAGCCAAATCTACCTGTGCAGTTTGCGCCAAAGTAAGGGTTGTTAACTCTACTAAAAGCCTTCCCATCCATATCTCGGGACCATCAGCTACATAAGTTTTTACTGCATCTATATTACCTATAGTTGGTCTATTAATTGATATCTCTGTTATTGTTCCACCTTCTATTGGGTATTGTAAAGTGTAATTATATGCCATTTTAAAAAACCTTACTTAATGATAAAATATCTGATTGAGAATATTGTTGTCCGAGATCAGACCAAATTTGACCATAATCTATTGATCTAAAAATATGTCCATTATTATTTGAACCAGCTAAACAAATTCCATTTCCTAAATATTCTAAAGATTCTATTCTTATTTCAGAACCTTGTTGACCTAAATCTGACCATGTTGCACCATAATCTATTGATCGTAATATTTTGCCATGATCATAAGTACCAGCTAAACAAATTCCATTTTTTACTTTTTTTAAAGATAAATGTTCAAGTTCAGAAGCTTGTTGCCCAAGATCGGACCATGTGACACCATAATTTATTGACCTAAAAATTTTACCTGTTAACCCTCCACCAGCTAAACAAATTCCATTTCCTAAATATTCTAAAGAAGCAATATATGTAGGACCATAATTACCTAAATCTGACCATGTTGCACCATAATCTGTTGATCGTAATATTTTACCTGCCAATCCCGTACCAGCTAAACAAATTCCATTTCCTAAACAAGTTAAACTCAGTATTCTATCCTGTGAATATTGTTGTCCAAGATCAGACCAATTTTGACCAAAGTCTGTTGATCTAAAAATTTTACCTAAAGGATATGATCCAGCTAAACAAATACCATTACCAACATACGCTAAAGATAGTATCATTTGTTCAGATGCTTGTTGACCTAAATCTGACCATGTTGCACCATAATCTGTTGATCGTAATATTTTACCTGCCAATCCCGTACCAGCTAAACAAATTCCATTTCCTAAACAAGTTAAACTCGATATTCTGTTTTGACTTCCTTGTTGACCTAAATCTGACCATGTTGCACCATAATCTGTTGATCGTAATATTTTACCTCCGTTTTGTGTACCAGCTATAATTATTGAATATAATTTTTCAAAAAGACCAGAACCATTTCCTATAACAGTTCTATAACCACCAGAAATTACTTTCTTAGGAGGAATTAAACCTTTTCCGTTTGGTTTAATATTATTTCCAATAAAAGAGACCATACCAACCTTAATACGAAACCATAACCCGTCCAGTGTCTTCATTGACGCCACCTAAAAACATTACATAAACGTCAATATCCTCATCTGCTGCTATTACTGCACTATTCCCTTCAAACAAAACACCAAGTGTTTCATCAGTAGAAGTAGGAGCGGCTTGACCATCTTTTCTCCAAGTATGCATATATCTACCTGGTGTTTTTATATGTATAGTTCCAGACTGAATTGCATCTGCAACCAGTGTCCAAGTTCTATCTGATATATTCACAAATGTAGGAGCATTTTCCATCTAAACACCTGTTTTCTTCTGCCAAGGTATTTCAGGCATATCTGCCAATTCTCTCTTTAACCTCGCCCTATTTAATGCAGCATTTGATCCATTTGTTTCTCTCGCAATTCTCTCTTGAGTGGTAGCACCAAGTTCAATCTTAAGTTTCTCGCCTTGTGCATATTTTACCGGATCAATATGTGGTTTACTTCGACCAGTCCATTCACAATAAGACCATGCTTTTCTTAAAAAAGGATCTGACCATCCTGGACATTGAATCCTACCACGTGCAATTTCATTATCTAACCAAGTTATATAAATTATATCAAGAAAATCAGAAGCTAATTCATCACGCCATATTTTGAGTATATCCCAAAACATAAGTATTGCAGCTTGACTGGCAGAATAATTACTATTAAAAGTCATTCTACCTATTTCAGGGGGCAAATTTACAGATGAGTAAACTATTTCTTCTATTGCTTTATTAAAAGATGAAAAAGCTTCATTTGGTGAAGAAGGATCAAAACTTTTTAATTCTTCACCAGCATTTAAACTCATTACACTTAATCCGCCAGTAGAAGCTACAGCTTCATCCATTCTCTTATAAGTAACCGGATCAACTGGTGGATTATCTTCTGCAGGTATAGAATCTTCTTCATACTCTGCTAAAGGACCAGCATTGTTTCCCATATCATCAAATATGTTTGTCGCTGGTGCATCTTTAGACGGTTTTACCCAAAGGTTCAATGATGCCTGAAGTCCTGCTTTAATAAGCTCAAAAATTTGATAATCTGCAAGAAGTTTACATTCTTGAAGCAAATGTGCTATTTGAGATAAACCCCTTACTTGACCAGAATAGTCAGGCATAAAACCATGAATAATCAAAGGTTTATTTCTTGAAGTATATTTTGGAAAAATAGCAACCTTTTTATCACTTACTCTAATTCTATATTTATCTATAGCACCATATTCATTACGATGTACACCATTATCAAAACGGACACCATCTGTTATACCTTCTTCAAGTTGTGTAGGATCAAAGGTTCCAATTTTTATTTCACCATTAATATAATGAATACGTCCAAAATATTCACCATCTCTATGTTGACTTTTCATAAAGAAATTCTGAAGTTGATAAAAAGTCATACTTTCAGAAATATCTGAATCTTTACTTTTAGCCCATAAATGAAAACGCCTTTGAACATCTAAAGACCATTCGACTAATTGTTCAGGAGATCTATTTAAAAGTTCAGCTTGTGGTGCAGCTTCAAGAAAAAGTCCTGAACCTATCCCTAACATTGCATATCTATCAACAATTGATTTTGCAATTGTAGAATCATGATAAGCAATTCTTGCTTGTTTTAAAACTTTTTCAGTATCAAGCTTTAAACCACTTGCAGCATTGAGATTGCGCAGACCTTCAACGTACTTAGCACCAGACTCATAAGTGTTTCCTGTGTTAGGATATGAAGCGGAAACAGCAGGACCACGTTGCTGTATAGTCCACCTTTTTTTAGGTGTTTGTGGTATATCTTTTTTCCAGAATGCCAGCTTCATTATCTACGCCTTGCTACCATCTGCATAATCCCCCTACCACGTAACAGATTATATTGATATTCCCTTTGTCTGTAGAGAATATCCACGGATTTTTGCATATCTTCAAGCTTACGGTTTACCGCACGTTGCGATCCATCCCCTGAATTAAATGAATATTCCTCTATATCTTTTGCTACTGCTGTTTCAATTGCAGTTTCTAAAGCCGTAATTTGAGCAGTTAAGGCCGTAATTCTTGCCTGAATTCTGGCTCGTCTAGTAGAGGATAACGTGAGCATGTAATATTTACATACCACGGTAATTTTTCAGTGTCAATTTTTTTCGTAAACACGTCGTTTGGTGCGCTGCACAAGAAAATCTAACACTGTACTGTGATTAATTCTCTGTATCTGACCGTCTGTTAAACCCCGGACTTTTGCGTCGGCCTTATGAGAATTCACTAATTTATCAAGAAATATATCCCCTGCGGCCATATTATAGACTTTTAAATCTAAAGCTTCATTTGATCTATGTCCTGGATGATAAAAAGATCCATCTGATAATCTCTCTTCTGCTCTTAATTGTTCAAAATATTCATCAGTATAATCACGAGGAAATTCACAAAAACCAGGACTTTGTATTTCTTTTGTTTCATCTTTTACTTTATTAAGATTATTATAAATATGATGTTTATAATAATTTGTACTAACTTCATATAATAACATATCTTTTTGATCACCAGTTTTTGCTAAACGATATCTTCTAAAATAATCTGGTCCAGCTTCATCTATTCTTTTTTCTATTTTCTTTTTCTTAAGAAAATTATAACCTTTTAATGGATATGTAAATTGCCAAGTTCGACAAAAATCATAAACAATATGCGCATTATAACCACTATCAATTAATATAAGACTAATTGGAAACCTCATTCCATCATCACGATAAAATGATCCTTTAATACTTCCAAACCAAAAAGTCAGCTCTTTCCATGCACCACTACCAATATCATCTATTTCACCTTCTATTACTTTATGTAAAATACTCCAAGTCCTAAAACCCCTACCGTGTCCACACACCTCAAGTTCAAGTCTGGCATTTTTACCTTCTTCTGATGCCTGACCCTTTTGAACATCTACTGCCATGGTTAAAAAAAGCACTCCATCTGGAACATCACCAGATTTATAATTACTTCTTAGGTTTTGAAGTTTAGAAAGTTGTGGTCTAACTCCTTGTTCTTTATACGGCAATCCTAAATAAAGATTTGTAAACCCTCGCATACCGTCTATATTGTCTTGCGCCTTAAGAAAAAGTTCATACATACTGAACCATGTTATCATTCCAATTGGAGAATAAAGCGTAGATATATGATACGAACGGAAAGTTTTTGATTTAGATTTAGCTGTAGGACGCCATTCACCTTTTTTTAATAATTCTGTTTTATGGTGATTATAAAGTTTTTGTTTACAATGTGGGCATTCATAATAAACATCAAAAAGAATTCCTTGCTTATAAATCGGTCTGATATGATCCCACTCTAGAACTTGATAAACTCCACAATGTAAACAAGGTACAAAAAACTTTCTCTGATCACCATATTCAAATTGTTTAAATATTTCTGATGCATTATATGTGGTAGGTGTTGATAAATCAAAAACTTTTCTTGTATTTTCATATGCATTTGTTCGTGCGTAACTCACATCTAACCAAAAACCCTCACCTGTTTTCGTTTGTGAAGGGGCGCCATCTATCTCATCACGGCCAAGAACTCTCTTAGATTCAGCTCTAAGGGACGGTGGACTTTGAGCACTTGCCATATCAAGAGTCCCACCAATGAACTCCTTGGAGTGTCCTTTGTCTGCTGACCGACGTGTTTTAAGGTCTACAGTGAAGTTATGTTGGATCTTATGCCGAAACCCGCACGAATCTATACCTGGTTCCAAACGCCTATTAACCCACTTCTCAAGAAGTGCATCAGTAGCAGAAATGTACATTACGTTACTTGGTGCTTCATCCATATAATAAAGGATCACATTTGTTAATGTTTCTGTGGCACCAACTTGTGCAGCTTTCATTAAAGCAATGTGCTGAATTGGTGAATGTGGTCCTAATGAATCCATCCACTCTACAGCATATGGTGTACGATCGTTCGACCATGGTCCAGGATACGGTGAACCAGGAGGCATTATACGCTTATTCTGGACATATTCCGAAATCTTAAATTGTGGTGGATCTGAAGGACGATTTTTTATTTGTTCTCTGAAATATTTAATATCTTGAAGCTGCATAAGATCTCTTATTGTTTACTGTAAACAACACCTATTCTTCGTCTTCATCATTACTATCGTCTTCATTAAGTTTATTAAAATTAGCTATTCCATATTCTCTATTTACAAATTCACTACAAAACAAATCTTCTCTCATTTCTTTTATTTCCGATTTACTTCCTGGATCTCCAAAACAACAATCCGCATAATAAAACTGTTTCTTATTTTTATCTTTTTCTTTAATTATATGTTTGCAATCAAGATCCCACCAATAACAATTACAACAACTTTCACCTATAGGACCGGGCATTTTTATCCTCCGTTTTTAAAAAAACATTAAATCAAATAATTTATCATAACAAGATCCACATAAATGCAATAAATCGGTATTTTTATAATTTTCTCCTTCTATTTCTAAATTCTCTCTATTTATTTCTACATAATCATTAGAACAATTATTTTCACATTTATCACAATAAATAGATTTTATTACAGACTTATATACTCTTATTTGTTTAAATACTATTGTCATTTATTTCACCAGCTTCTATTTTAGATAAATAATCTGACATTATTCTTTTACAGTGTCCAAGTACATTCCACACTTCTTTATCTATTTTTTCTCTTACTTTTGCTATTACTTCAGGATCTTCTACTCCACATATACTACATATTTCGGGTGATATTTTCGTTGCAAGTGGTATCAACTGACTTGAGTCTACTGACCACAATTTATTAAATATTTGTGAAACTGCTTTTCTATTTACAAGCTCACCACGAAACTTTTCATTCTTTAACTGCTTTTCTCTTATTGCTTCCCGTTCTTTTAAATTACGTAATTGACTAAAATCGTTTATATCTTCTATCCCATCTAAACTAATTTCAGTTTCTTGTTTTGGTTTAGTTTTTCGTGCAGATCTTGGTTTAGGAACACTGGTTTGTGTATTTGCTTTAATAATTTCCAATCCTTCTACATTAGTTGGATCTGTTATGTCATATTTTCCTTTATATGTTCCCTTTCCTACTTTAACAAGTAGACCTTTTTGTTCTGCGATACGGATTGTTTTCTCATCAATTCCGCACCTTTTTGCTAACCCTCTACCACTATAACAATTCTTATTTTTAGGCATATAATTTTATTTTGCGGATTAAAATGCGGAATGCAAATTTTAGTGCGGAATTAATAAACTATAAATATACTGTAATTCTACTCACATTAGAATTTTTGCGGTTCTGCTGGAATTCCGACACTAGTTTTTTTCTGCCCGGCGCGAACAACCT